ATCACGATCGTATGTCATGCCGAGCAATCGCCCGTTCGACAGTACGATCCAGATGATATTGTCCGGTTCCTTCTGATACGACATCTCGACGATGCCGGTCTGCGTGATCTCCGGGTACAGCACGTTCATGTCGCGCGGAACCCATGAGTCAGACTGGATGTCGAATCGCAGCTCGATGACACGACGGCCACCGATACGAATGAACAGCACCGAATCTTCAACCAGCACCGGCTCCAACTCTCTCGAGCCTTCAGCCGACTGGATCTCGTACTTGACGTTTTCGGGGCCGAGCACTTGGTTCGGCGTAATTTCCTGCACCGCGATTTCAGATCCCGCGGTACCGATCAGCAACACATCCGATGCCGTCATCCAGCGTATCTTGTCGACCGTGCCGACCGATATGGTCAGCGAGATGGAGTTATCCGCGAGGATCTCGCCCAAGGTATCCGGGCTCATCGAGGAGTAGTCACCGGCTACCGACGCATAGATTCTCTGATCACCAGAAAACCACAGCCGATCGCGCCAGAAAGCGACCTTGTACGGGAACGCAGCGCCTGTCGCCTCGCCCCATGCGCCGATGCGGTAGCGGCAGTCGTCACCAGCAACCACCTCGGCAGGGGCAATGCCCGGGCCGATGATGTCGCAGGTCGCATTCTGCGCGTCCGTGATCGCTGTGATCTTGACGATCACATAGCCCGGATGCAGGTACTCCCAAGTCACCGCACCGTCAGACTCTTTGCCCTCTTCGTGTATAGGGCGCACAGAGCCCGTTGTAGCGGAGTTCTGCGCCTCGTAATACTTGCCATCCGACTTGCGCAAGTTCGTCGCTGTGACCGCCTTATTCGTCTCCCAAGGCGGTGTAGTGATGTTGATTGGCTCTAGCCGGAACAGCATCCCAACGTGCTCGTTCTCAAATATGTTGCTCGAGCAGGTAAGCGAGACGCCAGTACCAGTCGAGGCACCGAGCGTGAAGTTTTTGGTATCAAGCGGCTCCGTCTGGAACGGGCCGTCAGTCGGCGCATAGGTTGCAAACGCCCAGCTCGTATTGCCGCTGCGAGTCAACGTGCGCGGCGCATAGCCCTCGCAGCCAATGTACAGGACGTCGCCTGACTGAACGATTGACAAGGCGCAGCCGCCCTCTGGATTCGTCAAATCAGCAACAGCGTAGGGCGAAGCAATCTCGTAGACCTTTTGCATATCGCCGTTGAAGACGTATGCGCTGTAACTAGTCGTATCGATTGCGTTTCCGAACCAATCCTTCAGCGAAAATGTATTCGCACCAGTATTGACGTTCGACACTTGCACATAACGGTTGTTGATCTGCGTCATGCCCTCGACGCCGGTCACATAGAACCAGTCGCCGTTGGCAGGGTCGGTTCCGGAATACGTCAGTACGCCCGGGCTGGCATTAGTGATATTGGTGATATCAAGTATGTCACCGAGTACCACACCTCGATCGGTGTAGAAGCGAACATATTGATCACCGAACTCAAGGATATAAGCCTGATCGAACGAGAACTCAAAGCGCTTGAGATAAGACACTTTGTCCTGATACTTGGTCGGCAACACAAACCGAGTGCCGGGCGAGCGCTTGGCTGGCCCCTGCACGGTCGGGATGAATCGCTCCATTTTGTAACAGGAGCTGCCGTACTTCTCAAAATCGACGCGACCGGATAGGAGAGGGCCGACCTCGCCGCCGTTAAAGTTAGAGATCGCGGGCGAGCTTTTCGCCATGTCTTACAGCCTCGCCAAGATCCAAGTCTGGTCGGCAAGCGACTCCGGTGGATTCTCGATTGCGTTTGCGATAACGGCATCCTTCACCGCATTGCGATAGTCCTGATATGCCATCTGCTTTGCTTCCGCGCTAGCAGTCAACGGTTCGGCGACAAGGTACGCAAGATATGCGGAGAATGCCATGTCGAACGCCGTATCGAACTGCACCGGGTCAGTTACTCGTGACAAGTATCGCAGCTTCAACGGGCCAGCCTGATTCGAGAGAATGTACTTGCCCTCGAGAACGTATTCCTGCCCGCCAGTCGAGATCAAATCCGACAGGTCAGGCGAGGGATACCATTGGCCTACTTGCAAGATGCGCAGGCAGTCAGTCGGGATCTGATACTGATATGACCAGTCCCACAGCGGAGTTCCAGAATCAGCGGCAAGGTTTGCTCGCTTGATGCAGTACCGCCAAGAAAAGCGGCGCTGGAGATAATCCCGCGCCATATCAAACACGGCATTCACCTCGCGCGCAGGCTTGGTGTTATCCGTGAGATTCAAAATGCGCAAATCCCCGAGCTTCGTCAGCGCGAGGTTTGCGATTGCTACATTGCTAGCGGCCATCGGGAAACCCCGAGACCGTTAAGCCGGAGGCCAAGTATCTTGAGTGATGGCTTCCTTGATCGTATCAAGGGCCAGCAAAACCTCAATCTTGTTCATGCCGGGAGCGAGATCAACACGCACTTCGACGTCCGTGGTCGCCGTAGAGGAGCTGCCCTCTGTGACGTTACGAACGCCCTGTTCGCCGCGGTCAATGCCGTAAAAACGATCTGCCATGTCTGTTCTCCGTGAAGAGAGGGGCGAGCCAGTTACCCAGCCCGCCCCGCTTTATTACGCCGTGTAACGACCGATGAGCTTCACCGTGCCGGTCGCGTCAGCCGCAGCCGTCAACGTGAGAGCCACATCGTAAAACACCGACGGGTCGCTGGTAAGACCAAGGGCTTCCCACAGCTCCTTGCCGGAGTTGTCAATCGTGAACACCGCAGCCTCATGCAGAACATCCACGCCGTTGAGCGCGCCGTCCTTGAGGGACAGAGCCGAGGCGAAGAAGTCAGCATCCTGCACAGCGCCGCCGTCTTTAGCGGTGCGATACAGGCCGATGTCCGAGATCGTCGTCGTGCCGATGTCCGGCGAGTAGATGCGCAGATCGGTCATCACCGCATTCGAGGGAACGCGGAACATCCGATAGGTTGAGGCGATGCTATCACCAGAGGTGATGGCGACCGTCGCAACCTCGATACGCTCGAAGCCACCATCAACCCGAGGGCTGTTGAGGACTGCGGGCAACGCATCTGCATTGGTAACAAGGGTTGATTTAACTGCTACAACTGCCATTTTCCTTTACTCCCTTATTCCGCGCAGAGGATGTCAACGATCTTCTTCTCTTCCGTGCGCGTGGCACCGAAGGTACCCATCAGATAGATCTGATACGGGTGCGAAGAAAGATCACGACGCTGCGTGATGTCAGACATGATGTCGTTCCACATACCCAAGTGAACGCCCGAGGGCACCCACACAGGGCAGCGACGATGGCTCGAGCTTGTCGGCAGACGCTCGGTGTGGATGAAGTTGATGCCCAAGAACTGCATCACCTTGCCATCCTTCATCACCGGAGTGTCGCTGTTGAAGTCGCTCGAAACCACTTGGATCTGGCCCAAGAGGTCGTCGTGCTGCTCGGCAGAGATGGCGCAATACACCGGCTCCGCGTCGAGATCGACTTCGTTTTCCATCAGGATGCGACGCGCTTCGCGCAGCTTGTCGACCGTGAGACCCACGTTGCCAGCGGCAGCGTAGTTCACAGCAACGCGCTGGTTCGTCGTGTCGAAAGCCGTGGTCGTGCCACCAGCCTCGCCCGTCTTGTTGTCGTTAAGCATACCGGCAATGATCACATCGTCCATCGCACGGCCCATCGCGTACAGACCGTTCTGCGCGTAGGCAGACTGCGGGTCAGCGAGGAGACGGAGCTTGTCGAAGTTGTCGATCAGGTCGGCCCAATCGAAGTCTTCCGGAAACACCCAACGACGGTTGTTCGGGGTGTTGACCGGGACGATCGGCTGGTAACGGGTCGAAACCGCGCGCGCAGCGGTAGCACCGTACTGCGTGACGACTTCAGACGCCTTGCCCTTGTAAGAACCAGTCTGCACAGAGGTGCGCAGCTTGGAGCCCTTTTGCTGCAAAAGCAGCGAGATGTTAGTGCCGTACTGTACGGCATAAACTGATGCAATATTATCGGCCATGATAGCCCTCCAAAAAAACTAAATATGTAGTGTTTCTCGGATAGCTTGTCCGTTGCCGGGGCCAAATCCTTGTGGGATACGCTCCCACCGCTCGGTCGTCTTTCCGACTGTCAGCGGGGTCTTGCGACTTGCCCGATCCTAAAAAAAGAGACCCGAGATCTCTCCCGGGTCTCAACGCCTTTCGGCTCTCTAGGAGATACGCACGAATGATACACACGCGCGTACCACACTAGCAACTACTCTGTAAATAGCTCCGGGTTCGCCATACGCTGCAATCGCATCATCTCTTCGATCGCACCCTGCCGAACCTTTTCGTCACGGTTCATGTAACGGCCCATGAACTCCTGATCGGCGAACATTCCAGCGATCTTGTTCTTCGCTGCCTGCGGGGTGAGCGCACCACCAGCCGTGCCCTCGGCGGCCACGAATGTGCCCTCTGCGAACGACGCACCGATTGAATGAAAAAGCTTCAGCATTGGCCCGGTGCCGATCGCTTCCTCGAGTCGCTCAAGAGAGTCGGCGTCGATACCGGCGTCTGCACCAAACTTCGCCACAGCCCGCTTGGCAAGCTCGACGTTCTGATCAGCCGCGGCACCCCATTCCCGGCGCAGAGCGGTGAAATCTTCCTCGGACTTGGCAAGGAACGATTCGCGCTCCATCTCTATCCGCTTGCCGGACGTTTCATTCCACCATTCGGCCAGCCCCTTGGCTTGCTTACTTGTCAGCCCCAGATCGTGCAGGACTGGAGAGACCGCTTGCGCGAACGAACCGTCGTCCCCTTCCGGTACTGGCAGTTCGTACTTATCGGCGCTCTCCGGGCGTCCTAGGCGGTTATAGACGGCACTCCAGCCCTCTGCGTCGTCGTCCGACTTGGGGGCGAGAATGGTGCGTCCAGCCTTGTCAGCGCCGAATACCTTCTCGAGGTTCTGGTAGGAGAGCAGCGCATCGGCTGGCCCCTTCCATCCCTTGGCCTTGACTAGTTCACCTAGTTGACTAGCCGTGCCTTGGTCGATCCCTTCCGGCGCGTACCACGCGGGAGCCGCTGCCGGAGCAGTCGGGTTGCCTGCTGGTGCAGACCCTTGATCGTCACTCATCGATGAATTCCTCTTGCAGATTGGTCAAGGTCTTTTCGTCCAGTTGCAGCGCCTCGACAATGAGCTGCACCGTTTCTTGTCGGCCAACCATGCGACCGACCTCGAACATATCCGTTGCGCCCGTCTTATCCGCGGCGACCGGAGGCTTGCCGTAACGGCTGAACCGCTTCAGATGGGCAATGATGATCTGGCCGTCTTCTGACAGCTTGTTGGTCTTGCCGTCGATAAGCGCCCGCTTGTAGGCACGGGAGCGGAACATTACTCGAGCGATTCTCGAGCGCATCACAGAGATCATGCTCGGCATCAGCGCTTCCTCAACCAAGTCAGATATTCAGCGCCTTCTTCTGGCTCCCACCAAACCTTGACCATATCGGGGTGGTTGTCCGGCAGCAGAGGGTTGATCGTCGTCAGCCCGCAGGGCGATAGCGCGTTATCGCGAAACCCTCGCTCTTTGGCGTAGCGGTCGTACACCTTGTACGAGGCGACCTTCATCAAGTGCATCGTGATTCCCGAGATCGGGTCTTTCAGCACCGAGTAAGCGCTTTCGTGCTTATGGCCTGCGACGTAGATGTGATCGCGCGTACCGAGCATTGCGGCCTTCATCGGGCCGTGAGCCGGATTCCAGATTGACGATCCTGCGTGGTCGTGGCGGGCGTTCACACGCACCTCGCGCCCGTTCGGAAACTTCAGCGCTATGCGGGCCTCGGATGACTTGTACAACGTGCTTTGCTGTTTTGCGATCCACTTGATGGGGTCTCCAGATCCAGACCACATATCGTGATTGCCGCCGATCATATACAACCACCGGCAGCGATCG